CGCGGCACCAGACGCGGCAAGGCGAGGCAGGTCTACCACTGCCCGTTCTGCCATCAGTTTCACCTGGGCCGTCGGCCCGCACAACCGCGCAGGAAGCGCAGAGAGACGACAGATGACGACTTATGACCGAACCAACACCGGCCTTCTGGCCCGCAACGACAAACAAGGCAACGAATCCCGCCCCGACTACCGTGGCAGCATCAACGTCGATGGCGTCGAATACTGGCTCTCGGCCTGGATCCGAGAGGGGCGACCCGGCACGAAGCTCGAGGGCCAGAAATACATGTCGCTCTCGGTGCAGCCGAAGGATGCACAGCCGGGGTACGCGCCTGCTCCAGCTCCAGCTGCCGCGCCGGCACCCCGGCCCGTGATCCACGACCGCGCTCCGGTGCCGCCTGCGCCTCGCAGGGCGTCGGGGACGGGGTTCGACAGCATGGACGACGATATCCCGTTCTGACGCTTGACCTCAGCCCGCGTGTGCGGGCTATACTGACCCTCCCATCAACCTGCGCCACCCGGATGCGTCCGGCTGGCTCAAGGACACAACATGCCACTCTGCACGCATGACGGCGAGCGTCGCTACACGCGGCGCGTCTTCGCCAATGGAACCGTTCACATCTGCATTCAATGCATGGACTGCCTTGAGGTGGTCCTGTCGCCTCGGCACCAGAACCGGCCGTGGATTCGGCTTGACGAGGTGCCACCAGGCCGCGTGATCCATGAGTGGGTCGAGCCGCAGCCACAGCACTCTCCGCAAGGGGGTCTGTTCTGATGGCGACCACCGCAGACTACGCTGCCGCTTACATCGGCAAGTACGGGCTGACACTGGTGCCGTTGCCGCCGAAAACGAAACGACCGCTGAAAAAGGAATGGGGCCTCAAAGACTGTTTGACAACCTCTGAGCAGGCCCGCGCTTATTACGACAAGCACCCCGACTGGAACATCGGCGCAGCCCTCGGCCCATCGCGGCTGTGCAGCCTGGACATCGACAACCTCGAGGCCATGCGCATCATCTGCGCGGAGTTCGGCTGGGACATCGACGCGCTGCTGGCGCAGTCCCCGACGATTCAGGGCCAGGCACCGAAGATGCGGATGCTGTTCCGCGTGCCAGAGGGCGAGGCGCTGCAGTATCACTCGCTGACCTGGCCGCGCCAGGACAACCCATCCAGGCGCTTCACGGTGCTCGAGATACGGGCCGCCGACACGGAGCAGCGGCAGGACGTTCTCCCGCCCAGCATCCATCCCGACACCGGCCAGCCCTACATCTGGCTGACGAAGCCCAACGGCGCGATCCCGGAGCCGCCCGCGTGGCTGCTGGCAGTCTGGAAAAACTGGGACGCTCTCAAGCCGCAGCTGCAGGGTCTGTGCCCGTGGGCTCCGGAAAAGCCGACACCGAAGCCTCCGAAAACGCGCCGGCCCGCCAACGATACCACGCCGAGCGTGATCGACGCCTACGACCAGGCGCACACCATTGAAGCGGCGCTCACGCGATACGGTTATCGCCCGCAGGGCAGGCGCTGGCTGTCTCCGCACTCGAGCACGGGCTTGGCGGGTGTGGTGATTTTCGATGGCAAGGCCTGGATTCACCACGCATCAGATCCGCTGTGCAGCGATGAGTCGGGGCAGCTCGTGGGGGCGTTCGATCTGTTTCGGTACTACGAGCACGGCGGGGATATCACCAAGGCAGTCAAAGCCGCCGCCGAATCGCTTGGGATGAAACTGCCGCCTCGAGCGCGCAGCGCCGCCGCAGTCCGTTCATCTCCTGTCGCGCCGGCACCGCCACCGCCTGGCACAGAAATCATCGACGCCTCGACCGGCGAGATCACCGCCATCACCGACCCGCTGCCCGACGAGTATCGGGGCAGGCCGCTGGGCACGGTGGAGAACCTGACCGAAATCTGCCGGCGGCTGGGCGTGATCGTGCGGTACAACGTCATCAGCAAGGAGGAGGAAATCCTCATTCCGAACCAGTCGTTCTCGCTCGACAACCGAGCGAACGCCTCGCTGGCGTGGCTGATGTCATGGTGCGAGCGGTTGCGCATGCCGACCGGCAAGGTGGGCGATTACGTCACGTATATGGCTGACCAGAACCTGCACAACCCGGTGGCGAACTGGATTACGAGCCAGCCTTGGGACGGCCAGAGCAGGCTGCAGGATCTCTACGACACGGTGGCGGCCGAGGGTGGTGAGGCCGGCGAGCGGCTCAAGAACACCATCATCAGGCGCTGGCTCATCTCGGCGGTGGCTGCGGCGTTCAACCCGGAGGGCGTGTCAGCGCACGGCGTGCTGGTGTTCCAGGGCGCGCAGTACATGGGCAAGACGGCCTGGTTCAAGCGCCTCGTGCCGCCCGAGCTACGGCATGTGCTGCAGGATGGGATGATGCTACGGGCAGACGACCGCGACAGCGTCAAGCAGATCGTGAGTCACTGGATCGTAGAACTCGGCGAGCTTGACGCGACGTTTCGGAAATCAGATATTGCCCAACTGAAGGCGTTTTTGACGCGGGACAAGGATATTCTCCGAAGGGCGTATGCGAGGCGAGAATCTGAATTTGCTCGCAGGACGGTATTTTTCGCCAGCGTCAACCCGAAAGAGTTTCTCCATGACCAGACCGGAAACCGTAGATTCTGGGTTGTCGAGTGCAAGTCCATCGACTACGACCACGGCGTGAACATGCAGCAGCTGTGGGCCGAGGTGCTGACGCTGTACCGCGCCGGCGAACCGTGGGTGCTGCAGGCCGATGAGCACCAGACGCTCGAGGAGAACAACAAATCCTACGAAGTCATCGACCCGATTGAGGAGCTCATCGCCTCCGGGCTGCGCTGGAACGAGCCGCCTGCGGCCTGGCGGTGGAGGTCGGCGACGGAGATTTTGATCGAGCTGGGGAGGGACACTTGTTCGCAGAGCGAGGCCACGCGAGCCGCTCATCTGATTCGGCAGCGCAACGGCGGGATGAGCAAGAAATCCGCAGGATCGCGTGCTCTGCTTGCGCCGGAGCCTTGGGGAAGCAGAAACCGCCCCTAGCGTCCCTGAGGTGTCCCTGTGTTTTTCCCTCGTAAAAGGGACACTAGGGACACTAGGGACACTTATATAGTAAAAGATGAAATGATAGAAAAGAGCGTAAGTGGCGCGTAAGAATCGCGTAAGAATGCGCGTGCGTGATTACGCGAGGGTAATATAGGAAACCAGCGTCCCTAGTGTCCCGGTGTCCCTTAGTGGTCACTAACGTGAGTGGATGCTAACTTAGCGGAGGAAAGACCATGCCAGCCAGCCGCAAGACCCCCGAAGTCATGGACGAGATCGTCAAGCGCATCAGCGAAGGCGAGTCGATGCGATCCGTCTGCCGTGACAAGCGGATGCCGAGCATCGATGCTGTGATGAACTGGCAGCGGGACGACCCGGATTTTGCGTACAGGTGCGCGCGCGCGAGGGAACTGCAAGCCGAGGTGATGGACGAGAAGATTCTGTCCGTGGCCGAGCGCGTAGAAAATGGGGAAATGGACCCGCATGCAGCGCGCGTAGTATTAAGCGCATATCAGTGGCGAGCCGCGAAACTCGCACCGAAGAAATATGGCGAGAAAATAGAAACCACGCATCAGGTTGGTGAATCCATCACGAAAATCGTGCGGGAAATCGTCAAGTAACGCCCGATGGAACTGAGAATCCAGACCCCAAGCTGGGCCGAGCCGCTGCTGAAGCCGTCCCGGTACAAAGGCGCGCACGGCGGGCGGGGTTCTGGCAAGTCCCACACGTTCGCGGAGATGATGATCGAGGCGCACCTGATGGACCCGAGCAGCCGCTCGGTGTGCGTGCGCGAGGTGCAAAAGTCGTTGGCCCAGTCGGTGAAGCGCCTGCTTGAGCTGAAGATCGAATCACTGAATGCTGGCGCGTACTTCGAGGTGCAGGAAGCCGTCATCAAGTCCGTGCGCGGCGATGGCCTGCTGATCTTTCAGGGCATGCAGAACCACACGGCGGACTCGATCAAGTCGCTCGAAGGCTACGACCGCGCCTGGGTTGAGGAAGCGCAGAGCCTCAGCCAGCGCAGCCTGGACCTGCTGCGGCCGACGATCCGCAAGCCCGGCTCGGAGCTGTGGTTCACATGGAACCCGAACCTTGACTCCGATCCGGTCGATCACCTGCTGCGTGGCCCGAAGCCGCCGCCTGATGCGGTCGTGGTCGAGGTGAACTTTGACCAGAACCCGTGGTTTCCGGACGTTCTGCGCGCCGAGATGGAGTACGACCGGGGACGAGACCCGGACAAGTACGTCCACGTATGGCGCGGCGGCTACGTGCAGAACAGCAGCGCGCGGGTGTTCAAGAACTGGCGCGTTGAGGAGTTCGAGGCACCGCGCGATGCGATCCACCGGCTGGGCGCAGACTGGGGTTTTGCTACCGACCCGACGGTGCTTGTGCGCTGCCACATATTCGGCCGCACGCTGTACATCGACTACGAGGCCTACATGGTCGGCTGCGAGATCACGAGCACGCCTGACCTGTTCATGACCGTGCCAGAGGCCGAGAAATGGCCGATGGTGGCCGACTCATCCAGGCCGGAGACGATCAGCCATATGCGCCGGCACGGGTTCCCGAAGATCATGCCAGCCGTGAAGGGGCCGAAGTCTGTCGAAGAAGGCGTCGAGTGGCTGAAGTCCTACGACATCGTGGTGCATCCGAGGTGCCTGCACACGATTGATGAGCTGACGCACTACAGCTTCAAGACCGATCCGCTCACGGGCAAGGTGCTGCCGGTGCTGCAGGACAAGAAAAACCACGTGATCGACGCCCTGCGATACGCCTGCGAAGGCGTGCGCCGAGCGGCCAAGGCGAGCCGGCCTGCGCACGATCCTGCCCTCGTCCTCCCCACCGCCCACCGCTGGCGATAGACACAGAACGCACCGCGTAGCATAATCCCGCCAGCCGCGCAATACCCGGAGATACCCTGATGGCCCGAGAATCGAACGAGCAGCGACTGTCTCGCATCCATCAGGAAGCGATGGCAGAGTTCGACGCCATCCAGAGCGCCCTGCGCGACGAGCGGCTGCAGTGCCTGCAGGATCGCCGGTTCTACTCTATCTCCGGGGCGCAGTGGGAAGGCCCGCTGGGTGCCCAGTTTGAGAACAAGCCCAAGATGGAGGTCAACAAGATCGCCCTCGCCGTGCAGCGGATCTTCAGCGAGTACCGGGCCAACCGCGTGACGGTGGATTTCGTGAGCAAGGAGGGCAAGGAGTACGACTCGCTGGCCGACACCTGCGACGACCTCTATCGCGCCGACGAGCAGGACAGCGGGGCCGAGGAGGCTTACGACAACGCCTTCGAGGAGGCGGTCGGCGGTGGTTTCGGCGCGTTCCGGCTGCGCACGGTCTACGAGAACGAGGAGGACGACGAGGACGAGAAGCAGCGCGTGAGGATCGAGCCGATCTTCGACGCCGACTCCAGCGTCTTCTTCGACCTCCAGGCCAAGCGGCAGGACAAGGCCGACGCGACGAAGTGCTTCGTGCTGACCAGCATGACCCGCGAGGCGTACCGCGAGGAGTACGGCGACGACCCGGCGTCGTGGCCGAAGCAAATCCACCAGTACGAGTTCGACTGGCTGACGCCCGATGTAGTGTTCGTGGCCGAGTATTTCCGCGTGGAGATGGTCAACGAGACGGTGCGGATTTTCCAGAGCCTTGACGGCGAGGAGGAGCGTTACCGGGACAGCGAACTGGACGACGAGGTGCTGGCCCAGCTGGAGGCGGTCGGCAGCGTCGAGGTGCGTCAGAAGCGCATCAAGGTGCGCAAGGTGCGCAAGTACGTCCTGAGCGGCGCAAAGGTGCTGGAGGACTCTGGTTACATCGCAGGCCGGCACATTCCAATCGTCCCAGTCTACGGACGCCGCTGGTTCGTGGACAACGTGGAGCGGTGCTGTGGGCATGTCAGGCTGGCGAAAGACGCGCAGCGCCTGGCGAACATGCAGCGGTCCAAGCTGGCCGAAATCTCTGCGCTCTCAAGCGTCGAGAAGCCCATCCTGCTGCCCGAGCAGGTCGCCGGCCATCAGGTCATGTGGCAGGACGACAACCTGCGCAACTACCCGTACCTGCTGATCAACGCGATCACCGGGCCTGACGGCAGCACGCAGGCCGCTGGGCCGGTGGCGTACACCAAGAGCCCGCAGATTCCCCCGGCGATGGCCGCGCTCCTGCAGATCACCGAGCAGGACATGAAAGACGTCTTGGGGAACCAGGAGCAGGGCGACAAGGTAGTCGCCAACGTCAGCGGCAAGGCCGTCGAAATGGTCCAGCAGAGGCTGGACATGCAGACGTTCATCTACATGTCGAATTTCGCCAAGGCCGTGCGCCGTGCTGGCGAAATCTGGCTCGGCATGGCCCGCGAGGTATACGCGGAGCCCGGTCGGAAGATGAAGGGCCTGGGGATGCAGGGCCAGATGTCCAGCATCGAACTCATGCGGCCGATCGTGAACGACGAAGGCGAGCTCGAGCACGAGAACGACCTGAGCGAAGCCGAGTTTGACGTTGCCGTCGATGTCGGCCCCAGCTCGAGCAGCAAGCGCGCCGCCACGGTTCGCGCACTCACGCAGATGATGGCTGTGACGCAAGACCCCGAGGCCCAGCGCGTGCTGCAGGCTGCGGCGCTGATGAACATGGAAGGCGAGGGCCTGAGCGAGATTTCCGAGTTCTTCCGCAGGCAACTCGTGCAGATGGGCGTGGTAAAGCCGACCGAGGAGGAGGCCGCCCAGATGGCCCAGGCCGGCGCGCAACCCGATCCGAATGCGGTGTTCCTGCAGGCCGCCGCCGAGGAAGCGCTGGCCAAGGCCGCGCAGGCCCGTGCAGGCGTGGTCAAGACCATCGCAGACTCCGAACTCACTCAGGCCAAGACCGTCGAGACGCTGGCCAAAGTGGGCGAGGCAGGCGGAACGCAGCAGGCGGTCGCCGGTACGGTGCAGTCTGGTGTGCAGCAGGCCACGCCTCAGATTGACCAGAGGACGGCGCTCGAGATCGAGGCGATGCAGTTGGAGAACCAACTGCGCCGCAACCGCGTCGAGGCCACCGATGGCCAGATCGAGCAGCTGCGCGCCGAGCGCCAGGCCAACGACAGCATGGTGCAGGCTTCCCAGGCCATGCAGCAGGCCGTGGCGGGCCTCGGGCAGAGCGTGGCCGTGATCGGTGACGCCGTTGGCCGCATGAGCGATGCCGTGGGACAATTCGCGGCAACGAGCAGCCGCAACACCGACAAGGCCATCGAGGCGATCAGCCGCCCGAAGCGAGTGGTACGCGAGCGCGGACGCATCTCCCGCATCGAGACGGAGTAAGCATGGCCGACAACGTAGGTTACACCCCAGGAACCGGCGCGACGGTCGCTGCCGACGAGATCGACGGGGTTCTGCACCAGCGGGTGAAGCTGGGCATCGGTGACGGTGGGGTCGCGGTCGATGTGTCGGCCACGAACCCGATGCCGGTGGCGGCCCCAGCGCTTGATGCCTTGCGGCGCATCGCGGCGCTGCTGAAGCCCTTGCAACAGGTCACGGGCGGCGGCTCCAACCGCCTGAGCCTGGACGTCAACAACATCACCGGCGGCACGGTCACCACCGTCACCACCGTCAGCACGGTTACCACCGTCAGCACGGTCAGCAACGTGGCCGCGTCCACGCTGACCAACATCGCCAACGTCTGGGCCTTCGATCAGGCCAAGGCCATGAGCCGCCAAGCCTACAACTCTGGCATTCGCGCGAGGATTTGAGTCATGCCCAGCACCGTCGTTTCAACCCTTGATCTGCCGTTTTTCGAGCTTTGCAACCAATCGCCCGTGGCGTCTGGCGCTACGTCAGCGATGGCAACAGCGGAGGATGGATCGGATCGGTTCATCTACTACCTGTCGGGCAGCACGTTCACCCGGTATGACACCGAGCAGGACACATGGCAGACGCTGGCAAACCCGGGCGTTGCGCCGAGCGCGGTCGTGTCCATGCGGCACACCAAGCGGCGTGGCTACCACGGCCGCGTCCTGGGGGCAACCGCTTCGACGGTCACCCTGCCGAATCTCGACGGCCCTGAGTTGGACGGGCAGACGATCCGCATTGAGTACGGCCCCGGCGCGGGCCAGGAGCGCACGCTGACCTACACGGACGAAACCGTGCATGACTTCGGCGTGGTGACTGCGGCCACGGGCCTGCTGTTGACCGACTCAACCAAAAAATGGCGCGTCAACCAGTGGGCCGGCTACACCGTCGCCATCACGTTCGGCACGGGCGCAACCCTGTACCGCAAGGTGCTCTACAACGACGCCACCGCGCTGACCATCAGCGATGCGAACCTGATGCCGCACGACCCGTGGAACAACACGGACGTGGTGGCGGCGAGCCCCTACGTGGTGCCGGTGGCGACGGCAGGCGCGCAGTCGATGTACCGGATCATCTCTGCAGCGTTCAACCTGAGCAGCAACTGGACGACGACGCCGGACGCAAGCTCATACTTCACCACGCTGTCGGGCGGCATCTATCTGGTGTCGTCAACAGCGTCAGCGCCGTTCTTCACGCTCCAGTATTACGACGTGCTGGGCGACTACTGGTATACGAAGACTGTGCCGCAGGGCCTGATAGGCGCGGCGCTTGGCACGGACGTGAGCCTGGAGCGGTTCGCCAAGGTCGGCACCGCGCTGGTTGCCTCGACAGCCGTGACCTCGGCAACCTCGCGGACGGTGACCGCATCGTCGCTGTCGCTGGCGAACGACCGCTACGCCAACTGCCGCCTGCTGATCGTGGGCGGCACGGGCGCGGGCCAGCACCGCCGCATCGTGGGCCACAACGGCACGCAGTTCTGGTTCGCACGCGCCTGGACCACGACACCTGACGCCACCTCGACGTTTGAGGTGTGGCCTGACTTCGACCGCCTGTGGCTGACGGGCGGCGCGGCTTCAGCCATGTACGCCTACTCGCCCGAGAACGACTACTGGATGCAGGGGCAGGCCTTTGATGACGGGGTGACGACCAACATTTCGGCGTCTCTGTCGAACGTCTGGATGCCGTTCGGCGTCTCGACCGGCGCTCGCATCGCGGCAGGCGTCACGGCGGTCAACGCTACCCCGACAGCGGGCGGCACCGGCTACGTCATTGGCGACGTTCTGACTTGCTCGGTGGGCGGCACAGGTGCCCAGGTCATCGTCACCAGCATCGCCCCTGGCGGCGCGGTGACGGGCATCCAACTGGTCCACAGCGGCACGGCCACCGGCTTCACGGTGGGCACCGGCCGCGCCACGACGGGCGGCACCGGCAGCGGCTGCACCATCGAAATCACGGCGGTCGGGCCGACGGCGCTCATCACCACGGCCAGCGCGCACATCCTGCGCACGGGAGACAGCGTGACCTTTGCGGGCTGCTCGGAAGCTGCCTGGAACGCCGCGCACACGGTCTTGGGCGCTCCGTCCACCACCACGTTCTGCGTGGCCGTGACGGCGACCGCGAACATGGCCGCGAGCAACTCGCAGTCCACGACCGTGATCGTGGACCCGACGAAGAACTGGACCACGAACGAACACGTCGGCCGCATCGTAGACCTCATGGTCGCCGGCCGCGCGCCAACGTCGCAGCGCCGCTGGATCACGGCGAACACCGCCACGACGCTGACCGTGGCTACGATCACGGCGGCGGTCAACGGCACCAGCAAGTACGTCATCTATGACGCCAAGGCGTTTGGCGTTGACGACCAGCGGGCGACCAGTGGGCAAGAAGCCTACGGCTGGGCCACGGGCGGCAGCACGACGACCCTGGTGGACAACACGAAGTCCTGGGTGCCGAATCAATGGGCGGGCTACCTGTTCAAGATTGAAACCGGCACAGGCTACGGCTCGGGCCGCATCTCCATCATCAGCAACACCGCCACCACGCTGACCTACGCCACGCAGTCGTTCACGCCGGACGCGACCACGAAGTACGAGATTGCGGACACCTGGGGGTTGGCAAGCGCATCGACCACAACGTCGATCACAGAGGCCACCAGCAAGAACTGGACAGTCAACCAGTTTGCCGGCAAGCGGGTGCGCATCACGGCCGGCACAGGCTCGGGCCAGGAGTCTGCCGTCGCCAGCAACACCGCCACGGCGCTAACCACCGGCACGATCACGGCGGGTGACGCCACCTCGGTCTACGCGATCCTGGGCATTCCGGCGCGCGGCGCTGGCACCGGGTTGGTGTACCCCTACGACGCCAGCGCCAGCCAGAAGGGCCGGTACATGGTGTCCGTGCGCGGCGGTGGCACGAACCAGATCGACCTCTACAACATCCAGACGGGCCGGTGGGAATACGGCATCCACATCAACCCGCAGAACGAGCTATTCACCACCGGCTCCAGCTACAACTACCTGAGCGGCGACAAGATCATCTTGTCGCGGACAGCCAACGCCTCCGTGGTCAGGCTGCTGGAGCTTGACCTGATGGGCAGGGTAATCAAGGGCAGGGGCACGACCACGTTCCTGTCCGGCACCGTGACCGTCGGCAACATCTTGGAGGTCATCGAGGCGCAGGGCTACAAGATCGTCTACGTCATGCAATCTGGCGGCACGCTCATGTCCCGGGCAGTCGTGATCTAAAGGGGCAAACATGAACCTGGATGACCTGATAAAC